TGCACGTCTTGCATCGTTTGTACTCGCCCTTCCTTTCAGAAGGGTAGAAATCGGTCGCGGGTTTGTCGGTTAAACATACTTTGCACGTTAGTAATCCATCATCCATGACGGAGCGTCCCCTACTTCTATGTATCGCCGCATGCGGCTTTTCGCATCAGGTCGCTCCACTACCTTTAGCTCTTTATTATCAATCCACGTTTGTAGCATCGTTTTGATTTTGCTTTTCACGGCCTCATCGCGCTCGTCTAGGCCCAGCACCTGCGCCACGGCAAGCCCGACCCACTGTTTCGAGCGCACGTCCTCTCGCCATTCGCCGTCGCGTATAAGGTTCTGCACGTGCGCTAAATCCGCCGCCGTCACGTCATCAAACGCATCAGGCCACTGCCAAGGCTCCATCACCCCTATGCTGTCACCGTTGGCGATTTCTACACTCACCATCTTCCGCCAAGAGCTGTCGCGACTTGGCGGTGCCAGGTTGTCTTTGCTGTCGGCTTCGCGTGAGTACTGCCAAAACTCGCGCTCGTCGATCCCGGCAAGCCTCGCTTCCTCTGCCGTCATTCTCTGCAGCCGGCGAACGTGCCTGGCGGCGTCCGTAAGCGCGCTCGCTCCGCGAGCGTCGCCGTAACTGGCCGACTGTCCCGGCTGCGCTTTTCTGACGTGATGAACGAGCTCCACTGAGCAGTTGCCGAGGTCTGCGATCTTGGCCCACAGTTTCGTTACAAAATCGATCTGCTTGTTATCGTTCTCGCCTAACGAATGAGAGCTAACAAAAGGATCGACAATCACCACATCGATGTTGTGCTCCTGTATCCACTCCAGTAACTGTTGCGCGATTGGGGTGACGATCGGGTTGCCATTTTCTAGTGTCGCGATCGATACAGGATTGTCCCGGCCGCTGTTTACGAACAGAGAGCCTCGGTACTCTTCTTCTTTTATGCCGTAGTGCTGGACGATGCCCGCAAAGCGCCGCTGGAGCTCTTCGAGCGGATCTTCGATGTTCCACACCCAAACATTGCGCTTCTCTGTCTCTACGCCTAGCAACGGCTTGCCTGTTGCCATCGCAACGGCCTCTGTGAGCGTCAGCGCTGTTTTCCCTGTACCGCCGGCGGCAACGGTGACGCTGACAAACCTGCGTATGTAGTGACGCCCATATACCCACTCGCGCGGCGGCAGCTTCGCTGGGTCGCCAATTAGCAATGGCGCAGGCTTGTACTGTTCTTTCAGCGCAGCGATTTGCTCTGCTTGCTCAACAGCGCGTTGCTCCTCTTGCATCGCGCGCTCAAGCGCTTGCTGCTCCTTTCGAGCCGTCGCTTGCTCTATTTCCCTTGCCCACTTCTTTCGAGCCCCATCGATCGCCACCTGGAATTCTTCGAGCGTTTCTTCGACCGTGTAGCCCGGCTCTGTCCAAGCGGGCGCCTCCGCGAGTATTTCTTCATCGGTGTAGTCGCGCATCACCTTGCTCGCGACTTCTTTGATCATGCGCTCGTGCCAGCCGCCCTGCGTCGCGCCGTGGATCGCGACCACGTTCGTTGGCTTGTTCTCTGCATCGATCTTTTCTTGGAAGGTTGAGTCCCAAATCGGGATGCCCTCGAACGGATCATCGATGCCCGTCTCCATTTCGATCTCGTAGGTCTTGCCGCTCTGATGAATCGAACCAGGCGCGATGACGATGCCGCCCTGCCCGCGCACGTCGAGTTTCGAGTCTGGGTTCGCGCTGGATTTAACTGGGCAATGTGGATTAACTCGGAAGTAGTAGTGCTTGCCCCGGCTCGTCTTCACCTTGAGCGGCGTCCAAGGCAGGTTGTTATCCACCCAGATCATGGCATCGAGAGAGTCAGCATCGACAACGACGTACTCTTTGCCCGTAACGAGCGCCCAGTTGCATTCAGCAAACTTGGCAGAGCTCGTCCAATAATTCATGAGGTCTTCGCTCACTTCCTCGACCTGGTATCGCTCCCAGCTTACGAGCGGTCGCTTCTGTATAGGATGCGCCGGCAGCACGGTAAGCCCCCGCTGCCATAGATCCCAAGCCATTTCATTCCTCGTCACAAGCGCCTCACTCATCTGCCGGCCACAAATCTGGACGTAAGCGAGCACGCTTGATGCCCGTGATTTCCTCGATCTCGATCGCGCGCTCAGCTGGGATTCCCCTCTCGCTCGATTTCCATTTGTAAATAGTCATCCGCGCAACATCCAACGACTTCGCTAGTCGGCTCACGTTGATCTCATTCCAAATGCATGGGGGTGTCATCTCGCTGCTCCATTGTGTTTCGATTTGCGCACTTTAGTACACTTTGGTTGACATGCAAAACAGATGTCTATTTTAGTGGACAGTTAGGTGCAACCTCTGGTTTACTGTCAGGACATTTACAACAAGAGGTTGGTATGGGCAGAGTGCCTTTCCACGAAAGACTCAAAACGCTCCGAACAGCGCGCGAGATGTCGCTTCGTTCGTTGGCGGAGGAGTTAAAGAAACATGGAGTCGATGTGACTCATAACGCAATAGCCAAATGGGAGCAGCCAAAAATGACGGGGCGCTTCCGGCTACCACCAATGGAGGTTATTAGTGCGCTGTGCAAGATCTTCGCGGTTGAGCCAGCCTGGTTAATCGATGAAGTATTTTTTAGAACAGGGAAATCATTAAAGAGCGAACGGCTGGATGCGTTCCAGGATATCGAGCTCCTATCCGATGGCCAGTACGAGGCGCTGTTAGCGGTGAAGCAAGAATTTATGAAAATGGGAGCGAGCAAGACTAGCAATGGAAATACCTAGAAACCTATCCACGGAGGCTCGTAGCTTCATTTATAACTCTGTAAACAAAATTTTTATGGGCGACATGGTTTACTGCAGCACGGCAAAAGACGGCATGGAAATTTGGCACGAGACAGTTTGTAAATACCACGAAGACAAGCTTCCAGGCGTTGCTTGTAAAAATTTTATGGAGTCAGAAGTGCATCGTCGCGTCATCAAAAATCGAGCGCCAGGATTTGAGAACGATTGGACGCGGTCGAATTTCGCGATGGCTGTGTTCGCTTTCAATAAAACGCACTTTATTGTTCGCACTGATAACAAGCAATTTAACTTTGAACTTAAAAGCGACATTAAAGAAGAAATGATTGACCTCGCTGTCTCGACAGAGCGCTACGCGGTTTTCACGCCTCTCGTCGCTCTACCTTCCCCTAAAACTGCTGTGTAACCCATAGTAGACACTTGTATACCATTCGGTTATGCTCCTTCTCAGTTTGATGAAAGGAGCGAACCGAAATGGGCCTACAAAGCGTCCCGCAACATAACCAACCCTCCGTCGATGCGTTAGCTGATCAATGGCTGATGCTGAAAGAGGTCATCCGCCAAAACCAAGAAGCCCTGCTCAAAGTTGAGCGAAGCCTTATCCCCCTGCTCAAGTCGCGCGAGGACGGCAGCGCAACCACGCGCACCCCAATGGGCAAAAAAATTGTTCTCAAGCAAAAGAACAATTACAAGCTCGATGGCACCAAGCTGCTGAAGGTGCGCAATCAGATTCCCGAGGCGCTATTACCTCTCAAGGTCAAAGAACTGCTCGATGAACCGCGCTTGAAGTACCTGCGCAACAATGAGCCCGAGGTGTACGCGATCTTCGCTCAAGCGCTGACGGCAACGCCTGCGAAACCCAACGTGACGGTGGAGGCGAATGACGATGGCATTTGATCTTTCTGCAATCAAAAAGACTAGCGGCCTCAAGCCGCCCTTCATCGTGGTCTACGGGCAAGCCGGCGTTGGCAAAACAACGCTCGGCGCGCAAGCCCCGAACCCCGTGTTCCTGCAAACCGAGGCCGGAGAAGGCACACTCGAGATCAACGCGTTCCCGCAGGTCAAAGATTTTGCCGAGGCACTAGAGGCTATCGCGACTCTCATTGAGCACGAGCACGATTACGAAACACTCGTCATCGATAGTCTGGATCATCTCGAACCGATCATTTGGAAAGAGGTTTGTAAGACCCAAGGCATCGACTCGATCGAGAAGCTCGGCTACGGCAAGGGATACGTGTTCGCGCTCGATTATTGGCGCGAGCTCATGGCTG